GCACCCCGCCGACCGTGACGGTGCCCGCGTCGATCGAGGCGTTCAGCGGGTTCGAGGTGCCCGGGGCTGCGACCGCGCCGCCGCCCGCGTCGATTTGCTGGTGCATCGACGGGGTTTCCTGCACATAGCCGTTCGCCATGAACGTGGCGGTGCCGGTGATGATCGCGCCATAATCGATCGCCAGCTTCAGCGCCGAGACGATCGACCCCGAATAGCGCTGCGAATGTTCATCCGGAGTCGCGAGGTGGAGCACATCCTTATAGGCTTTCGACAGCGACAGGCTGACCTGCTTGGCGCCGATCTCGACATAATCGGGCATCTTCCAACCGATCGGCTCGGCGGTCGCGACATCGCTGCCGCCCTTGGGGATCGCCAAGGTGAGGGTGTGCGGCGGGGTGCGCCCGGTGACTTGGCGGGTGCCGTTGTTCGCGGGGTCGGTAAAGCCCGACAGGATCATCACATCGCCGACCGCGATCGGGGTGCCCATCGTATCGAAATCGTCGATGTCCAAGGTCGAAAAGACGATCGTCGCCGATTGCGGGTTGGCGCCAGAGATCGCCAAGGTCGCATCATCGGAGCCCTCGTCGCCGGTCTGCCAGTCGTTCATCATCGCCATTTGGAACAGCATGTCGAAGGTCGGATCGGCGGCGAGTTCGAAATTGAGATCGCCGCCCGAATCCAGCCCGACGACGACTTGGCCGCCCGACATGCGGTCGGTGCGCAGCGCCGCGCTTTCGACCGTCTTGGGGGTGCCTGACAGCGTCTCCGACGTGAACCGGAAGGTGATGCCATCGGCGGTCGCGTCCAGCGGCGGGGTTTTCCCATAGGCGGCCTCGGGCAGCCCGATGACCTCGATCAGATTTGCGCTCGACATTGTCTACTCCTTCCCTCGCGCCCTCATGCGCAAATCACCCGGTAATAAGCCGCCGGGGCGGACCAGCCGTGCCAGCGACCGTTCAACCGGATCGCCGCGCCATCGAGATCGGTAAAGGGCGAGACGCTGTCGATCACCGCCGCGCCCAGCCGGGTTCCCCGGAACAGCCCGCGCAGCTGCTCGCCCCACGCCAGCGCCTCGGTGCTATCATCGCCGGCGGGGAACAGCAGGTGGAAATAGAACGAGCCGATCTCCTGCCAGCTGTCGGATCCCGGCACCCCGATCGTCGTCATGGTCTCGGTCGAAAAGCCGAACTGGAGCAGCAGCGCCTTGTCGGCGGTGCCGATCGGAAGCGCGTCGAGCGCGATATAATCGGATAGGTCGAACACCGGGCAGTTGGTCCAGCCGGTCGCCAGCAGCGCCTTGATGGCGGCGCGGAGATCGGGGCTGGTCATGCCGCCGCCTCCATCATCCCCGAGGTGAAAAAATCGCCCTGCCGCTGGGCATCCTCGATCCGCCGGCAGGCGATATCGAAATAGCGCGGCTCGCGCTCGACGCCGATAAAGCGGCGGCCCAGCTGGACAGCGGCGATGCCGGTCGTCCCGGATCCCATATAGGGGTCGAGCACCGCCTCGGCGCCGCGCAAAAACCAGATGCACCATTTCATCAGCTGGACGGGTTTCTGGGTCGGGTGCTCCTTGCCGTCCTGCAGCGCGGCGGCGCGCGAATAGCTAAACGCGCGCGCCGCCTTGCGCTGCGAGGTCCATGCCAGTTCGACATCGGCCAAGCTGAAGCTGCGCTGGCCCTTGTCCCAGACCAGCCAGCGCATCGTCGGCGGGAGCAGATCGGCGAAGTAATTGCCGCCCCAGATGATCTGCTCGCGCGAGACCGCGCGCATCAGGTCGAACATCGCCGCCGCCGGCCGCGACCCGTCCCAGTCCCAGTCGGGCTGCTCATATTCGCGCCAGCCGGCGCCGTTGGAAAACCCCACCGGCACCCCCTTGGGCTTGATCGCGCTCGCGTCGATCCCATAGGGCGGGTCGGTCACCACCGCGTCGACCCGGCCCAGCCCGGGCAGGATATCCGCGCAGTCGCCGCAGTAGAGCGTGGCGTTGCCGATGATCTCGGGCGCGCTCATCGGCGCCGTCCCTTGGTCGACTGGCGGGCGCGCTTGCGCAGGTTGCGCCCGGGCCGCGATGCCCCGGTCTTGACCGAGCCGCCGGGATTGCCGATCTCGAGCACCGGGATGTTGATCGCCGTAGCGCGGCTATAGGGGCTGTCGGTCGCCGGGGTGAATTGGCCCTGCGGGCGGCGATAGCCGAAATGGACCGCCAGCTGGGCGCCATATTGCCGCCGGATCGCGCTATAGGCGGCGAACAGCACCCCGTTCGGGACCTCGATTTCCGGGATCGCCGCATAGGGTGCCAGATCGGCGATCTGGACATTGCCGTTGCGGCCGATCGCCTTGGGATCGACCCGGCTGACCTTCTTGCCGTTGACCCATGTCTGGAATTGCCCGGCATAGAAGCCGGTCGCGCGCGGCGCTTGGCTTACCACCAGCGCGCCGGCCATCGCGGCGGCCTCGGCGACCGGGCCGGTGCCCGGAGTGATGACGATCTTGCCGAAGTTCTTCACCTCCTCGGCCGGGCGCCCGACCACCCCGTCGGTGGTGATGACCGCGTCCTTGAGATGGCCCTGCCCGTAGAACTCGGCGCCCTTGTCCAAGGTGATGCGGGCGTGCTGGGCGCGCAGCCACGCCAGCCCCTTGGTCAGGGTGGTGTCGATGACGATCGGCTCGCTGGTCTGGGCCATCATCCGCGCAGCCACAGTTCGACCGCCATGACCTCGCCGGCGAAGGCGTGGGTCGCGATATCGTAATTCAGGATGGCGTGCGGGCGCCCGGCCCATGTCGCGCGGTCTTTCTGCTCGAGCCGGCGCATCCCGGCGGGCAGCGCAGCGCTGCGGATGATCGCCCGTAAATCCCCTTGCCGGACGGACGAGCCGGCGACCAGATCGGTCAGCTTGAACCCTGATACCTTGGCCTTGACGGTAAAGGGCGGATCGTAGCCGCCGGCACTGTTGCGAAGCTCGAGGGTGAGATCGTCGCCGACCGTATCGATCAGCGCATAGGTCTCGCGAAATTGCGCGGCGAGCTTCTTCGGGTTGGGCAGCGGCAGCCCCATCAGCCGACTCCCACCACGGCGTGATTGGCGTAGCGGTTGAGCACGTCCATCACTTCGCTCGGCAGCAGCCCCCACGGCGATGCCTGCTGGTCGCGGGCGTTGCGCGCGCCGGTCCAGCCATAGTCGATCGCGCCGACGCCCACGACCGAGACCTTCTGGATCCCGGGGCCGACCGTGCTCGCCCCGGCGACCCCGCCATAGGATGGGTCGGCCGCCCAGAGCAGGTCGAACAGCTGGAGCAGCGCCCATTCGAGCGGGGTCGGCAAGGCGGTATAGCCGCCGGTGTACGCGACGATCAGCGCCGCCGTCGGCCAGCATTCGCCGGGGATGACATAATAGCCGACCGCCGAGCGGGGATAGATCCGGCCTGCCTGCAGGTTGACATAATAGCTGGTCGGATCGACCGCCAAGCCGTCGACCGCCGTGGTGATCGAGGCGACCGCTGTGACCGGCCAAGCGCGCAGGATCAGCACCCGGTCGCCATGCTCGAATTGCTCGACGACTTGGCCGCCGGTCAGCTGGCGGTCGAGATAGAGTTCGACCATCGCCGTCGCATCGGCGAGGCAGGCGTTCAGCTGGACGTCTTGGCTGTCGTCGGCGGGGTCGAGCCCGACCCGGGCGCGCAGCCGTGCCGGGTCGATCGTCATGGCCTGCCTCCCCGGACCGCTGCTGCGATCGAGTCGACCAACGGTGACAGATCGACCCGGGCGACGCTGCCATCGGATAGTTCGAACAGGATCGCGTCGTCGACGATCGCCTCGAGCACCGCCGCGATGCCGCGCCCTTCGGGGCCAGCCAGACCGCGCCCGCCATCCTTGCCGGGGCGCCCGGTCTTGCCGCGCGGGATCATGATGACCCAGCCGGCGCCGGCCTCGGTGCCGGGCTCGATCCCCGGCGCGATGATCGCATCGGCGCGCCAGACCGCGCCGTCCCATGTCACGCAATCATGTTCGGCATAGGGTTGCTCGGCCGCCCATGTGCCGCGATGGATCGGCACCGGCAGGGGCACGTCGAGCGCGATGACCTCGTGGCCCGAGCGGATCGACAGGCCGAAGTCGCGCTCGCCATCGTAGGAGGCGCCCTCGATATGCGCGCCGGCCGCCAAGGCGAGCCAGCTGCTCGGCTCGACCGATGGCGGCCCGTGCGCCTCGCGGGTCGATAAGAACAGGCTGCCGCGCTCGGTGACCAGACACCCCTTGGGCAGCTGGGCGGTCTCGGGCCCCCATGTCGCGACCATATCGATGACCGGGCGATCGAGCCCGGGCTCGCCGGGCGGCGCCTCGCGGATCTCGAGGTCGGCGATCCGCTCGGCCAAGGCCGCCGCTATGGTCGCGCTATCGTCGGCCTTGCCCATCAGCGCGGCTACGTCATCGGCGATGGCGTCGAGCCCCAGCCGCTGCGCCTCGGCCAGATCCGCCGACGTCCGCTCGGCGGCCTCGGCCTGCGCGGCGAGCGCGGCCAGCTGCTGGTCGGTAGCCTGCGCGGCAGCGTCGAGGTGCTGGGCATCGACCTCCAACCGCGCGAGCGCGCCGGCGCTATCGTCCTGCGCGCGATCGAGCGCCTCGAGGCGGGCGCCCAGCGCCTCGACGCTGCCGCGCAGCGCATCATGGGCATCGAAGGCGGTCGCTTGGCGCCGGGCGATCTCATCGTCGAGCGCGGCGATCTGGCCCTCGAGCAGCGCCCCGGACGCTTCGGCCGCTTGGCGTAAATCCTCGATCACCTCGCTATCCGCCTTCCACTGCGCATCGGCAGTGGCGGACAGGGTGGTGACCGCCGTCTCGATCGCGCGCGCCGTCTCGGCGCGGACCTCGCCGATCAGCGTATCGACGGTCGCAGCGCCGGCCGCCAGCCGGGCGCTGGTCTCGTCGGCCAGCCGGGCGACCGCATCGGTGGCGCTGCGACAGCCCGCACCAGCGCCCACAGCGACCGTTTGAAGCTCTTGGGCCACCCCTGCCTGCTGGCCCTCGATCTCGGCGACGCGGGCGCCCAGCGCGCCGACAGCGGCGCTGATCGGCGCGGTGATCTCCTCGGCCATCGCGCGGACCGCGCGGACATGCCCGGCGAGCGCCTCGGCGGTCATCTCGGCGAGCACCGCGACAAGCTCGTCGGGGCTTAGCTGGGCGGCGCGATTAGGCTGCATCGCGGGTCATCCGGGCGAGGTTCTCGCGCCATAGCGCGCGCAGCGCGTCCTTGGCGGCCTGCTTGGCGGCCGGGTCGTCGGCGTCCGGTTCGCTGGCGGTGGCAGCCGCTGCGGCGGCGTCTTGGGACGCGGCGGCAGCGGTGGCGGGCGCGGCGGCAGCGGCGGCGTCGGCGGCGGCGTCGGCGGCGATCTTGGCGGCGTCGGCCTTGGCCTCGGCGGTATCGGCCTGCTGCTGGGCGAGCGCGGCCTCTTGGGCATAGGCCGATAGGGGCACGTTCTGGCGCTGCAGGCGGGGCTCGTCGCCATAGGCGGCGGTGGGCAGCCCTTCCTTGGCGCGCGCCTCGTTCGGGCTGTAGATGCCGCCCAGCACCGCCTTGGCCAGCGCGTCGAGCCGGGCCGGGGTGTCGGTCCGCATCAGCACGTCGGTGTCGAACTCGGTATAGTCGCCGCGCGGCAGATCGAAATGCGCGTCGAAGGCAAGCTCGATATGGTTGATGGCGAAGCCCAAGCCGGTCGACAGCCAGTGATTGATCAGCGTCTCGGCGTTGTTGAGGGTGGCGTTTTCAAGCTCGTTGATCATCTGCAGCGGCACCCGGAACACCCGGGCGATGTCGACGACCGATTCCTTATAGGCGGCGATGACCTCGGCTTCCTGCGCGGTATAGCCGAGCGGAACCCATTTCAGCCCGTTGGTCAGGATCGGCACTCCGCCGGTCTCCATGCCCTTGGCCTGATTTTCGAACGCCTCGCGCAGCTTGGTGGTCTGCTCCTTGGTCAGCCGCTCGTCGGTGCTCAGCACACCCGCCGGCCGGCTCATATTGGCGTAGAAGTGCGACAGGCTCGAGCCGATCTGGCGGTTGAGGTTGAGCGCATTGTGAGCGTGCTGGAGCGGCGATACCCCGACCAGCGGATCCTCGTCGGCGTTGATGCGGACGTGGAGCATTTCGCGCGGGAGCAGATAGAGGGTCGGATCGAACGGCACCATCGACGGGTTGCTCGCGTCGAGCTTGTACCAATAGGTCTCATAATCATCGAACGCGCGGACGACCCGGACCTTGCGGGGGTTAAGGACGTGCATCGCGGTCGGATCGCCGCCGGCGCGCGGTGTGTAGACATAGCCGTTCCCGGCCGCCTGAATCGATCGCTCGAGATTGAGGAAGAAATCGGACGAGGTCTGATAGTCGTTCGGTCGGCGCAGCAGCGTGGCCAAGGCGGAATTGGTGATCGTATCGGTGCCGCCATCGGCGCGCTGGCGCTTATGCTCGGGGCAGCACTGGGCGATGGTCTGGGCATAGGCCGAAATGCACGCCTCGACGATCGGGAGACCCCCGCGCCATTGGCCGCGCCAGCCGCGCTGCCACCATTCGGCGCCCCAGCCCTTGTCGATCACCCCGTCGGGCCAGACCACCACCGGATTGGTGACCGGCGGCCCGTTGATCACGCTGGGACCGATGGCCTTGCGGATGGTAGCGAGCAGGCCCACCGGCCTAGCGGCCCCGTGGACGGTCGCGCGGGCGCCGCGCCGGCTCGGCTTCCAGCTGCCGGGTCGAATATTCGCCTCCCTTGGCGGTGCTATCGCCGTCGTCCGGATCGGCGCCGGGCTTGTCATCGCCGGGCGGGGTTTTGGGGTCGGCTTCGGGCTTGGCCTCCGGCTTGGCCTCGGGCTTGGGGAGGATATCGGGCATTGTCATCGGCGGGGTGGCCGACTTGTCGGCATCGTCGCCCTTGGCCGCCTTGCGCTTGGTCGGCGCCTCGGCGTTGATGAAATCCATTCCCGAGGTCGTCGCGGCATCCTGCCCCCATCCCTCGGCCTCGGCGGCGTCGACCTCGGCTTGGCTTTCGACCTCGACGAACGATCCGGCATGTTCGCCTTTGTGGGCCCAAATCAACGGCATGGCGGGACTCCCGAAAAGGATGCCCGGGGCGGCCTTCCCACCGCCCCGGACAAGGTTGTCACCAAGCGACGCCGGTCAGCGCATAGCTGTTGGCGACGCGGAACTGGTTCCAAGACAACGGCATGATCTGGCGCAGCGCGACGCTGTCGGTCTGGAACAGCGACCGCACCGTTGCCGGCGGCACCGATGCCGCCGCGCTGCCGATATCCTCGATCCCGGCCGGCGGCCCGACATAGGGCGGGGTGCCATCATCATCGGCCTCGATGATGGTCGCTTGGTTCGAGGTCTCGAACTGCGGGGTGTCGAATGCCGAGATGAAGTCGGCGGCGTCGACCAGATAGACCACCGAAGGCGGTACATTCGTGCTCTGCAGGATCGGATAGCCGAACCATGTTCCGCCGGCCAATTCCTCCCTGAACATGAACTGCCCGGTGGCGTTGGTCAGCAAGGCCAGCCCCTGAATCCGCGCCGGGTTCATGATCCAGACCGGCTTGCGGGCGAGCGCGGTGACGACATGGGTGATCATCAGCCGCGCATCGGCGATCACGTTCGCCAAGGTGATGCCGGCCGAGACGCTGGTCGTCATGCCGACCTGAATGCCGGCCGGGCGCAGCCCTACCACCGCCGCCGCCGTCGACAGCAGCGCGACATCGATCGCCTGCGCGGTATCGTCGATCATCGCTTGGCGGACGATGCCCTCGACCGACGGGGTCGATTGCTGGATGATCTCGTTCGAGAACGTCGACAGCACCGCCATCTTGTAGGGATAGATCGAGGTCGAGACGAAGCCGAGTTTCTTCACCGGGATCAGCCCCGCCTCGCCGACGAACGACCCGGCGACCTGCGGGGTGATATTGCGCCCCGGCACCTTGATCAGCGACGCGCCGTTGAAGCTCAGATTCTGGCCTTGCGCGGCCAGCTGGCGCCACACCGAGATCGGGTGGAGGATATCCATATAGCCTTGGATATCGTAGCGGGTCAGCTCCTCGGCCCAGCCGGGCACGGTGGTCTGCGCCGGCGCTACCGCCGACTTGATCACCGTCACCGCCTCGGAATCGTTCGCATAGAGCGCCTCGGCGACGTCGGCGGGGTTGGTCTTGTTGACGAACGCATTGAGCCGGACGACCGCCGTCTTGAAATAGAATTCGCCGGGCGAGCGCTCGCGGGTCCGCGCCGACAGGATCGCCGGGGCAGCGACCGGCCGCGCGGCGCGGTCGGCGGCGCGCGCTTGGGTCTGCATGGCCGCCTGATAGGCGTCCAAGGTGATTTCCTTGCGTTCGATTTCCTCGCCGGCGGCCTTCATCGCCAAGGCTTCTTCCTCGCTCGGATCGCGGTTTTCGGTTTCGCAGATCGTCGCGGTCTCGGTGATGGCGTCGCGGTGCGCGCAGATTTCGCGCTGGATTTGCTCGATACGTTCAGCGGTTTTCATCGGTCGACCCCCTGATGGCGGGGTGGGCTTGCGGGGCGGCGGCCCCGGCGGGGTCGGCGAGGCGCGGACGACCGGGGCGCTGGCGGGTGCCCGGCCTTGCTGGTCGTCGAGGCGGTCGTCGAAGGTCTTGCAGAATTGCTTGGTGCCGGTGATCACCGCCTCGGCGTTGGCCGGGATGGTAACGGCGCTGAGTTCGAGCCATTCCCATTTGGTGAAGCGCATTCCGCCGAACGGGTTTTTGGCGTCGAGCGGCTCGGCCTCGATCGAGCGGAATCCGATCGACAGCGCCGGGACCAGCCCGGCCTCGATCAGGCTCCATTGGGTGCCGAGCGAGACCGCCAAGGATTTATAGATCTCGGCGATGATATGAATGCCGTCGGCCGAGACCTTGGCGCTGATCACCTTGCCGATCGGCGAGCGGCTGTCATGCTGCCAGAGCAGCGGCAGCGGCAGGCTGAACTGGGCGCCCATCGGATCGACGATATCGCCCATCCGGTCGACCGAGCCGGTGGTAGCGACCCCTTCGAGGATCCCGATGTCGGCCGACGGGCCGGGCACCGCCTTGGTGACGGTAAAGCCCAAGCGCGGCGTAACGAAACGCCGCGCCGGGGCGATCAGGCGAGGGGCCGGTTCAGCGTGGGCGGTTGCCATGTCCGGACCCCGTTCGGGGGCCGGATGAACCGTCGCCAAGGCGAACCGGAAAACCGTCGTTCAGGGAGGAGGAGGAAGCGGGAGATCGGGAGGCGTCGAGCGCCTCGCGTATCGGTTTCGGTGGTCGGCTTCGTGTCATTGTGGAAACGATCCCCGATCTGTGCCGGGCGGACGATATGCTCGGCGCCGGGGGCAGTCAACAGGCTGTTGACCGCCCCCGGTTCGGTGCCTCGTCTAGCCCAGCCATGACTGGACGGGCCATGCCATGACAGGACAAGCCAAGCCGCGTCGGCCGAGACTAGCCGGGCCGAGCCGTGACTCGCCGCGCCGAGCGGCGCCATGACGCGTCGGCCGAGCCGAGCCGAGCCCAGCCCAGCCTTGCCGCGCCATGACCGGCCGAGCCTTGCCGCGTCGGCCGAGCCGCGACCTGCCACGCCATGCCATGACCAGCCGGGACATGCCGTGACGGGACGCGCCGCGCCACGCCTTGTCTGCCGAGACTGGCCTCGCCCTGCCATGACCAGCCAAGCCTCGCCACGTCGGCCGCGCCGAGCCGCGCCCTGCCATGCCATGACCAGCCGCGCCGAGCCGTGCCTTGCCGGGCCGGGACTGCCGCGCCGGGCCATGACGAGCCATGCCACGCCCCGCCGAACCACGGCTGGGCACGTCGCGCCGCGTCGGCCGAGCCGAGCCCAGCCTTGCCGAGACGTGCAGCGACGGGCCATGATTAGCCAAGACAGGCCCAGACGCGACTAGCCTTGTCGGCCGGGACTTGCCGTGCCCCGCCATGCCGGGCCTCGACTGGCCTCGCCACACCACGGCATGCCGCGTCGGCCGCGACCAGACCGGACTTGCCACGCCGCGCCTCGCCACGACCAGCCGCGCCGTGCCGCGCCGTGGCTTGCCGGGCCGCGGCGGCCGAGCCGAGACTTGCCTAGCCCCACCGTGCCGGGGCTTGCCGAGCCGCGTCGGCCTCGCCCCGCCATGCCGAGACTGGCCAAGCCCCGCCGTGCCGCGCCTCGCCTCGCCATGCCGGGTCGGCCGAGGCTTGCCGAGCCGCGACTAGCCGAGCCGCGACTTGCCGAGCCGAGCCCTGCCGAGCCGGGGCGAGCCGCGCCATGCATGCTCCTTGATCATATCCGGCTGACCCGTCCGACGATGCCGCTTTCCTTCGGCCAGAACGCGGTCTGCCAGCCATCGTCGGTGAGCACCCCGATCGGGACACCCTGCCATGTGGCGCCGGGGCCGGGGTGGAGGCAGTCGCGCAAGGATCGTCCCTCGAACGGGCAGACGCCGACGCCGTTCAGGGTGACGCGCGGGATGCCGTCGCGCGCATAGGCTTCCGCAAAGCCCTCGTCGGCCAGCCAGAGCATCTTGCCGGCGCCCGTGAGATCGTAGAATTCGCTGTCGGTGATGTGGACCCCTTCGCAGGCGCGGCCTTCCTTGTTGCCGACGAACAGCCCTTGATAACCGCTCGACATGGTCACCCGGTTGATGAACCATTTCAGCATATCGCTATAACATTGGGCGCCGTCGCCATGCGTGCCGGCGGCGGTGCCGTGGATGTTCATAATCTGGAGGTCTTGCAGGACGATATTGCCGGGCCGGACGAACCCGAAGCCGAGCCCGTCATGATCGGGGCGGCCTGCCATATCGATCATGCCATTCTTCACCAGCACGTCGCCGCTCGATTCCTGAAAAAGCATGTGCTCGGTGTGGCACCAGCCCATCAGATCGACGATCAGATCGGCGCCGCCGGTCGCGTGGAGATAGACGGTGCGCGGGCCCTCGAGGAACAGGTTGTGATCCTCGTCGGCCGGATAGTCGACGATCTTGGTGGTGCGCTCGATCCGCGTCTCGTCGTCGTACCAAGGGGCGCGATAGTCCTGCAATTCGAGGGTCGAAGCGTTATAAACAGCGGTGATCATAGCATTCTCCTTTGCTGCGTCTGCCTGCCTTGCCGAGCCGGGCCATGCCGAGCCAGGCCTAGCCATGCCTCGTCGGCCGAGCCGGGCCACGCCACGCACCGACTTGACTTGCCAAGGCCCCGCCGCGCCGGGCCCTGCCACGACTGGCCGCGCCACGCCGCGCCGCGTCGGCCGAGCCTTGCCATGCCCAGCCACGACGAGCCCCGCCAAGCCGGGCCCTGCCGCGACTGCCCCGCCCAGCCGTGTCGGCCGAGACGAGCCAAGCCACGCCTTGCCGCGCCCTGCCGGGCCGCGTCGGCCGAGACTTGCCGTGCCTCGCCTAGCCATGCCGCGACAAGCCTAGCCCCGGCGCGCCCGGGCTTGCCGCGTCGG